GCTAATCTAAAAGGCTGGCAAGGAAGAATGTCAGGCACTAATGCCAACACAATCTTTATCTATCGGGGAGGCTACAATTGCAGGCATCAATTATGGCCTGTAAGCCAAGAGCAATATGAGTCAGCTAAGGAAGCTGGCAGAACAGGATTAAAATAAAAAAAGCCCCGAAGGGCTTAATTTAAAACAGAGTTAATTGAGATTTAAGACTTACAGCTGATTTGATATTTGCTTTTGCTAAATCAAAGTAGCTTTCTTTCAATTCAAATCCTATGCCTTTCCTTTCCATTTTAACAGCTTGAAAAACCTCGCTACCAATTCCCATAAATGGACTAAATACAGTGTCTCCTTTATTTGAATACAAATGAATCAATCTTTCAATTGTATCAAGTTGAAGCGGACAGATATGTTTTTCATCATTATCTTCTCTACCATTTCTATAACCCTGTAATGTGTTTCCGTAGTTAATATCCATCCAAACAGGAGATGCATATTTTTGCCACAAATCAACTGATAGCTCAGTATTATTAACTGGGTTCTCTCTTTCTCCATCCTTTCTAAAAACCATTACATAATCAGGAATGCCGACTCTGCTCATTGTTGAATCCTTTTTAATTTGCTTATGAAGTAATCCAAGAGCTTTTGTCCTTTGCATTTCAACTACTGGATCTTTCCATATTGTTATCCTGCTATGATAAATAAATCCAGCATCTTGAAAAGCAGAAAGAATCATTCCTGAAAAGTCACGAAGACCAATAAAGCCCTCCTTGCCTTTTTGAATTGGCAAGTCCATGCAATGAACAGCCACATTTCTGCCGGACATTGTTATTCTATACAATTCTTTAATAAGAAAGCCGAATTGAGTAAGAAACTCATTATAGTCTTTTGAATTTCCCATATCCTCAATATGGTTTGAATATGTATAAAGCTCAGCAAATGGAGGGCTAAATACAGAAAGACCAACTGACTCATCAGGAACAGACTGAATTAGCTGAACCGAATCACCTCTTTTGATTTGATACCATTCTGTAGTTTCTGATTCAGTATCAAATACGGATTCAGATATGAAATTATTATTCAAATTTTCATTAATGGCTTTGCTCATTTCTTCTTGCATGGTTAAAAATTGTTTTTGTTTTAAGTCTATTGCTGTTTTAACATTTGCCATTGTATCAGTAGTAATAAGGTATATGTTCACCTCATTCTTTTGACCAAATCTGTATGATCTTCTGATGGACTGATATAATCCTTCAAAGCTAAAATCTAATGAAGCAAATACCTGGTTTCTACAATTCTGATAGTTCATTCCAAATGATGCAATCTTTGTCTTGGTTATTAAGACTCTAAATTCATTATTGGCAAATCCTATCAGTTTAGACTTTTTCCATTCATTTGAATCAGACCCTGAAACCTCAATGGCATCAGGAATAAGTTTTTTCAAAAGTTCGCCCTCCTCATTCTGTTTTATCCAAATGATAAAGTTTTCATCTGAATCATTTACAATCTTAGCAACTTGATCAAGCCTTTCAACTTTAGTAATTCTAAGTTCATGATTAAAGTTTGTTGCTGAAATTATAGCATCATTAAATATTCGACCGTTCTCTCTTTTGGGTGTTTTAATTTCTCTTTCAATTAAATTTAATGTAGGCAATGAGTAGCCTTCCATTTCAAATCCTATATCTTGAGGTTTATTAAGCATAATAGCCCATGATCCAATAAACTGATAAAACATTTTAACAGCATGACCTTTAAGCCTCCATTTAGCAGTTTCTCCTCCATCATGAACAAAGTACATAGCAAGCATTTCATTCCTGCTCATTATATCTAAAAACTCCGAATGATTACCAAGTTCCATTGGATCATTTGGTGATGGGGTTGCAGTGCATGCAAGCTTATATGGAGTTTTAGCAAAAGAATCTATTATCAGTTTTTTAGTAGCTCCTTCAAAGTTCTTTAATATTGAACTTTCATCTAAGACAACTCCTGAATATATGGAGCAATCAATATTGTCGAGCTGTTCATAGTTTTGAACATCAATATCAATCAAAGGTATATTGAAGTTTGATGCTTCATTTATAGTTTGCTCAACAACAGCAAGAGGGGCAAGAATCAATACTTTGCCATTTGTATGCCTTGTTACTTGATATGCCCATTCTAATTGCATAAATGTTTTCCCAAGTCCACAATCAGCAAAAACAGCATACTTGCCAGCTTTCAATGCTCTTTTTACTATAAATCTTTGAAAAGGAAAAAGCAAAGGATTCAAATCAGATTCATCAACTTGAAACCCTGAATTGATATGTTTTTTTTGTTTTTGATTTAAAAAATCAAGGTAGGCATCTATATCAATAGATGGTTTTGTTTGGTTATCTTTTTTCATGTTGGTTAGATTTTTAACTCATGCAAACCAAATAGAAAAAAAGCATTTTACAAAATATCTGCAAATATTTATTCTAACTTAATCATTTTGTAATAAGGAGCAGGCACATGCTTAGCTTTATTTGGATGCTTCTTGCTCCTGAATGGTCTGCCTCTGCCTACATAAGTCTCCCATCTATCAGCAGTAGCATTGTACTTAAATCTCCGATAGCAGCTTGTTAGCAGTATGCACAATGTAAGCACAGCAAGAAACCTCATAGAGACTTGTCATAGTTAAGCAAGTCAGAGATTGGAAGCAGATGCCTTTGTTCCACAACAATTCTAAGTCCATGTCCAAGGTCTTTGACCTCAGAAACTGAGTCAATTGAATCCTTGTTGATATATCCTAATATTTGTATATACATTTCAGGCTCTGAACAATAGCATAAGATAAATAAGTCAGCAGCCATTTCTTTTTTATTGTTAAAGACAAGCCTTCCAGTCTTATACTTTGTGGACTTTACTTGCACATTTAGCTTACCCAAATAGAGGTCAGTCTCTCCTCCATCACCTTGAAGGTTTATAGTTGTATCAAAGGGCAAACCAAGATATTTAGCCACTCCATATTCACCCATTACACCAAGCATGTCGGCTTGTTCTTGGGTGTTGCCCCATCGTGCAACAGAATGTCTATTGGGTTTTACTATATCCTTGAGATAATGTCTTCCTGAAGCTAATACTTTGAGAAACTTGATTTCTCTATCTGTAAAATTGATTGACACTTCATAAAGTAGTTTGCAATAATAAGGCAAAAAAACTGATATTTGGGTATGAAAAAAGCAAAAACCACTGCTGGTTCGGTTGCTAAAATTACATTTGGCAAACGAAGAGAAGGTAAGCATTCAAAAGCCAAAAAGCCTAAAGGAGGCAGGGCTAAGAAATATATTGGACAAGGAAGATAATGGCAGAGAAGAAATTTAAGGCTAAGGTTAATGGCAAGACTGTCAAGTTCGGGGCAAAGGGTTATTCTATAGCACCAGGAACTGCTAAAGGTGATTCCTATTGTGCAAGATCAGCAGGGATAAAGAAATGTGCAAAGCCACCATGTGCCAATGACTTAAGCAGACAAGCTTGGGGCTGTGTTGGCAAGAAGTCTGTGAAAAGTGCTGCTAAGAAATTTAAAAGGAATTAATACCTTTACACTATGAGATTACAGCATTTTAAACTTTCAGAGTTTGATTCTCCTGATGCTCCTGGCTCAGGTGTTAATATGAAGCCTGAGTTTATTCAGCGCATTATTAATGCTCGGACAATTGCTGGAATTCCTTTTGTCATAAATTCAGGATATAGGACTGCTGCTCATAATGCTAAGGTAGGAGGTGTTGATTCAAGCAGTCACACACAAGGTTGGGCAGCAGACATTGCTTGCAAAGATGGGGCTAAGAGATGGACAATTATTAATGCTCTTCTCAAATCCGGTATTACAAGGATAGGGGTTGCATCAAGCTATATTCATGCTGATTGTGACCCTACTAAGCCAGCCAATGTTATTTGGACATATTGATTAATGACAGCAGAACTAAAGGAGGAATTGGTAAAGTTTGGCTTTGACCTTCCAGCTTATGGAGCAATAATGCTTACCAAGATTTCTGACATTAACACAAGCAACTTCTCTGACTTAGAGAAATACATGTATGATCATGGATGGCTGTGGCTTCTTGTTCTCCGCTTTGGAAATGTCATTTGGGATTTACATCATAAGCTATCTAAGCCTGTGACAATCTATGTAGCTGGAGAGGCAATCAAGATTACAGGCTATGGTAAAATATTTAGAGAACTTAAAAAACTACTGAAATGAGAAAAGTTGAAACTATGTGGCTTTTTGCCTTCTTTATTATTTACATTGCCTATGATAGATTCCATGCCTATGATGTCGAATCAAAAATTAGTGATGATGTTCAGTACTTGGCGAAGAGTTGCATCACTTCAGGCATTGACTTGGCGAACATTAATCAGAGGGTTGATAGTTTGCACAAGCAGAATGAAGCATTGGCTAAGACTGTCTTATATTTGGATTCATGCAATCAGTCCAAGGCACAAAAAGCAGACAAAGCGGAGAGAAGAGGCAAATTCGTGGGAGGGCTAATCAAAGGTCTGTTCCCGGGCATTTGAGTTCTCATCTTTATTCAAAGAGAATGCAAGTCTATGCCTACACTTGCACTTCTGTTGTCCTTGTAGGTATGCTTCTTGGCACTGGGTACTTATATCAAGTAGAGAAAGTAAGTGCATCTGACAGCGTGCTGATGTTCATACTTGGGCAAGTACTCGGTGCTTGGGTAGCCTTGACCAATAAGATATTCAGAATTACTACACCTGCAATTTCTCAAGATAACTAACTAAATTGCATCCATGAATTGCTTGCAGAATTACATAGGATTACAAGGTTGCACAACTGATGCGCCTCTGTCTGGGTTATACATTAATGATTACCCTGGCATGTCTTCTGAACTCTTGGAGAAGATTGCCACTCCTGAGCAAGCTTCTTATGTAGGCATGTGGAACTCTGCACAAGCTGTCTCTTATCAGAGAATTAAGAGAGACATTCAGCTTGCCTTATTTGAGTCGGCAGAGGCGCAGCTTGATCAGGTTCTATTTCAGACAAGTAAAAACTTTGTTCAGCAGTGGCAACAGATTCAGACTGTTGCTCCTGAGGCAATATTAAAAGGAGCATTTGTAAGCATTCAAGGCAGTAAGTATCTAAGCCTGCGCATCAAGCAATTGTTTGTCTATAATGCAGGAAGTGTAACCGTGACAAATTGTCCCTGGTTCATTTATCAGACTCAGGATGGGAAGATACTTGATCAAGGAACTTATGATGTTGCACCAGGCATGAATTACATTCCTATCAATAATGAGTTTTACTCAGACTTCGATAAGATAAACATCATGGCTGCTGTTGATTGCACCAACTTAGAAACCACAACAGGAATGTTTATTGATTGGGGATGGAATCAAATGGACTTGGAATGTGCAACAAGGTTCACCTATCTATGGCGCAATGGCTGGAGCATCTTCCCTGTGACTGCTCCTTTAGGCTATGGCTTTGGAGACAGTTGGAGTCAGGACAATAGCCAATCAGGTGTCTACATGGATGCTCAATTGCTCTGCTCACTTGATAGCTTCATCTGCCAGCAGAAAGAGTTTCTTGTTGATGCTTGGGCAAATCTGCTATGCTATCAAATCCTTTGGGCTAAGGTTGCCTCACCAAGGGCTAACTATTTTAGCCAAGGCAACAGAGAGTTTACAGAGAGGGCTATGGCTACCTTCCTTGATGGTTACAATCAGTCGCTTGCTATTTGGGCAAGACAATTAAACCTTAGAGGTGAAGGTCTTTGCTTTAATTGTGACAATGCTGGACTTATTCAGCAGGGATTTGTCAGGCCATAATGCAGAGAACTACGGCAATTATATGCGAAAAGGTATAATTTGTGCAATTATCCTCAAACTATATCCTAAAGGGTATAAAAAGGTAATTCCATCGAATTAGATGGATTTAGTACAGTTAAAACTTCTCTGCTTGTTCAATTGCTCGGTTCAAATACCACTGAGCCTTTTTTAAATCCTCAAGCTTGCTTCCCTTCTTGCCTGCTCTGCTGATGTACTTGATTACATTGCCAAGGGCAAAGTCAAGATTCCAAGCTTCAATTACTTTGATTGCCTCATAAGGGTTTTCCTCTCCTCCATAATGCTGAGGATGGTCAATTAAGATGTTTGCTTGTTTCTTATCTAACTCTCCAAAGTAGTCTGTGATTGCACCCATTACTTATCCTTGGCTATTAAGTGATAATAGACTCTGTAAGTAAGAAATAAGACAGCCACAGCATTAAGGCTCATATTTACCCAATTAACTTGCTCACCTTCTTCCGGTATGATTGATTGAGCCACAAGAGTCATAAAGACTCCTGCCATAATTCCAAGGCTCAAGAAGAGCAGTTTGTTTTTCAATTGTAGATTTTCCATGATGCAATTTACCAAGAATAATATAAAGGCTTAGGATCATCCACTTCATTCATGGTGGTAAGCCTGAAGTCATCAATTGATTTGTAAAGTTTGTCCTTGTAGAGATAGCCAGCAACTCTTGGCCTTGTCCTCATGTTTATCAGTTCAGCCTTGATCAATACATCATTGCAATCAATGTGACCTTCATGTTCAATTATCCAGTCAATTAGTTCCTGAATCTGAGTCCTTTGCATAAGGCAAATGTAAAATTATTTACAATCTACTGAAAGCACCTTTGTAACCAGTGTATCATTGAGGATAAACCTCTGAACATTGACTTGATTGCCAATCCAAGAGTTATTACCACCACAAGAATAGTAACTTGAAGAAGTAGTTTTAGGAAATCCATCCCTTTCAGGATAGTAATCCTCAGAGAGCATTTGTGTGCAGGTTTGGCAATCATCTTTTTTGCAGCTGTAAAGAATAGGGGCAATTAAAGCAAGCATTAAGCATAGAGTAAGGGCATTACTAAACTTAAAGATTGCCTTTGCCATTCATTATGTCATTCAGTTGTTTGAAAATTGCATCTTGAGACTCTCCCCAAAACATTTCACAAGAGAACCATCCATCCTTAGTCTTGCCTGGGACAGTCACAAAGTATGACTGCCTGTACTCATTAGGCTTGGCTGTGAACCTCTCACACTGCTCTTTGATTGGACAATCAGTGCCTTCGCACATTGCTATGTCTGCCATTGTTTTATTGTTTAGTAGTCAAGATAAGATTCGAACTTATGACAATGCAACCATTAAGGATGTGATAGGCCTCTTCCACATTACGCATTACTTGACTTAGTTGCTGGTGGAGGACTCGAACCTCCATCTGCCGATTATGAGTCAGCCTGTTACCCAAGGTGCTATTTATTCGCACTTACACCAACCAGCAAAGGTTTATTTATCGTTAATCATCGAAAGGATTATGTGCCTAAGATACTTCAGCATAGCCATTGCACCTTTATAATATTCCTGGTTAAGCTTATCGTTGGCCTGCATCCAGCCTTTCTGCTTGATTTCCTTGTCAATTATGATGACAAGTTGCTTCAGTTGATCCATTGAGTTTAAGGTTTTTTAATTCCTCTTTCATTGTCTCTTGCTCAATGCAGTACTCTCTTATAATCCTCCTTAAAACTATGGAGGCATTCTGCTGGCCTACTGCTACAAGCCATCTGTCTTTTTCTTCATCCGTGCATGATGCTGTTATCTTGTTGTAGAGTTTTTCTCTTGCCATTATTATTTGAATTTAGATGTTGAATTGCGACCTCCGATGTGTCTGACATAACCTCTGAGTAATGAAGCACCACGAAAGCCATGCTCTAAATACTTAGCATTGGCATCAATCTCAGACTTACAAGGATTATGTGGCAGAAAGTAGGTGAAGCTGCTGAATGCTCCTATCTCTTTGTAATCCTTAAGCCTTCTTAGTCCAGGATTCCAAGTGAATCCATGCCAAGTGGCTCTATGGTTTACTTTAAGCATGATGTATTTAGTGCCTTTGTTTGTGGTCAAAGGATGTCCAATTACCGGATGCCCATTGCGGTCAGCAGGATACCTGAGCCAAACACAAGCAATGGAAGCATTATCCTTCAGGACATCTTTAGAAGCCTGTATAAAGCCATAGCAATCAAACTCCCAATCATCCTCGCAATGGAAGATGTAATCAGTCTCAACAAGCTTATACATCTTATCAATGGCATTAACTTGCCCAACATTCTCAGAGAATAACCAAATAGGCATAAGCTTCCACTCCTCATAAACACATTGGTCTAATAGCCTCCTCAATTCAGTAGGCACAGAGCCTGAATCTTCATGAATTATAAATTCATAAGGAGGGATGTCATCCCAAAATTGTAATAGGCTTGTGACTGTCCTTTCAAGTAGGTCAAACCTCTTGTAAGAGGTCAGGCAGATGGTTACATTACTTGTAGACATAAGCAATGAATTTAATGATGAGTAATGAGGCAAGAATCAGGTAGACTGAATAGGTAAGGGCTATAACTAAAGCCTGCTTAAGACCTTCTTTAATTTCTCTGTTCATACAAAGTAGAGATTATCAATTAGCACCAATTTAGTTCCTTTTTCAAATTGCTTTACCTGACCACCAAAGGCTCTTACCTGGCAATCATATTGGCCTTTGTTTATGTGAATGCCGTAGATCATCATTGAGAATGGATGGGCATTTAAGGTGTAAGAGATTCTAAATTCATCTCCAATCTCATAGACTACAATATTGCCACCATAGCGATAGACAGCTTCTTGTATCTCTTTCAAGTCCTCAGTAAATAGGTCAATGAATATAGCATCCATGACATCTAATACTTTTGCTTTTTGTGTATTCATTTTTTTTTTGGTTAGATTTGAGTGCAATACTAATCCATTGGTTTTTTATCTGCAAAATTATTTGTAAAATATTTATGCCTGTCTATGATTCAACATCTGCCTTCCTGAAGCAACAGCTCAAGAACTTTAAGGATGCCTCACAAGCTTCCAAGGTTCTCAGAGAGGCTGCTTTGTATGCTGCTTCAGCAGTACAGGGCAGAGTTCAACAACAAGGCAAGAAGTCAGATGGCACAAGCCTCCCTCCTTATGACTCAGGGAAAAGCTTTAGCACCTCCAGCCCAATAGGTAGAAGGTTTGGAGATATTGCAAATCAGAGGCAACAAAGAGCCTTTGGTGATGGTGACTCTTTTGGAAGCTACAAAGAGTTTAGGCAGAAGTTAGGCAGGCAGACTGCTTACATGGACTTAACTCTGACAGGAGACATGTGGGCAAGTTGGAGATCTCTTCCTATTTCAGATAAAGCTTATAGTGTTGCCTTTGTGTCTGCTGAACAAAATCAAATTTCAATGTACTTGGAACAAAGATTTGGCCCTATCTTTGAACTCACAGATAAAGAGTTGGAGCAGAGCCTGCAAACCATAAACAGATTAGCCATTCAATACCTAAGCCGATGACATTAACTAAGGTAACCGTAGAGAGTGCCATTGCAGACTTGTGCAATAATCTGTCTGCCACTTATCCTGGCAATCAGATGCTCAACTATGGAGAAGCAGTTGAGAGCATCATTGAGAATCAGGCTGGCAATTATGTGACAAAGGATGGTGCAACTTATTGCGCTGTCAATGATACCTACAAGCTTGTTTTATTCTTAGTTAGGGAATCAGCCTCAGTACAGCAACAGCCAGCCGGAGGCAGAGCCAATAGCCTGCTTAGGACAGTTAGGATTAAGCTTGTTGCAAACACAACTTTAGAAAGTGCAGAATTTGCACTAACTTCAATAATCAACCGAACTAAAGGCATCACATACGAAGCCACAGATTATGACTCAAAAGCAATCGCAAGGCAGTACTTCGGACTTGAGGAAAGGAACTTTGAAACAGCATTCTTCACAATCGATCTCTCGATTACCGAAAGGATTAACTGTGAAGTTGCCTGTTGATGCAATCTATTTTATAAGCCTCAAAAAGACTCCTGTCAGAAAGGTCAGAATGATTGAGCATCTTAATGCTATTGGCTTGACTGATAAGAATGGGAATAAGGCTGAATTGCATGTTGCCAATGATGGCAACTTTATCAAGCATCGGATTGACAATAGCCTAAAGATAAAGCATAAGAGGTCTAAGATGAGCATTTCAGAAATTGGATGCTGTGCCTCTCATCGGGAAGTATGGCAAAAGCAAATTGACCAAGGGCTTGAATATGTCTTGGTGCTGGAAGATGATGCAAGGTTTAATGTTGATAAGCTTATTGAGTTGGCTACAAATTGGAGTCATCTGCCTGAGTTTGAATTATTGCATTTAGGGTGGGAGTATTATGCAGGCTATGGAGTGCAGACAATTGAGAAGGTAGAGATTAATGGCTTGCCTAACCTATGGAAAGGAGATGGCATGTGGCTAACCCATGCATACATCTTGAGCCTATCAGGTGCAAACATTTATGAGGAAAGAACAAGGGTTCAAAATAATGGGCTTGATGGCATGACTTCAGTCATTCAATCGGATATGCTTGCTTATGGCTTTAAGCCTTCAATTGCAAGCCAAGAGACAGTAATAGGGAAAATGAAATCCACTATTCATCACACAGGGTAATCTTTTAAACAATTATAAAAAATGGATAATTTACAGTACATCCGTGATGCCATTAAGGAAAAAGGCAATCGGACACAGGTAACAGTAGTAAGATGGGAAATCAACCCAGTAACAGGCGCACAAGACATGCCGTTTAATGTTAATGTTAATGCTGCCATTGCTCTCAGGGAGTTGTCAAAGCCCGTTAATAAGCGGTCATTTAGTTGGGCAAGGATCAGGCCAAGTGGAGATGTTTATATTGGAAGAGCAGCCAAGGCAGGAGATCAAAACTCACTTAGCGATCCTGAACTTCTTAGCAAGCTAAAGGAGGAACTCAAGGCACAAGTAAGGGCAGAATTAGAGGCTGAATTGGCTGCTGAATCTGAGGAGAAACCTAAGCGCAAAAAGAAAGTAGTTGAAGAAGTAAGTGATGAGCCTACTTTGGACACAACTGAATTATTTGAATCATTTTCTAATCCACAGATATGAGCATGAATATTAAAGAATTTTTGATTGCTCAGGCCAAAAGAGCCGGGGTGTCAGATGATCCTGAGTTTAACTTGATGATTTCAGCATCTGTTCTGAATGATATTCAAGTACCGGAGGCAGTTAGCAATAAATTCAACACAAATCTTTATGACTTTGAACTTGCCAAGACAAGCCTTGACCTTAAAAAGCACTTCATTAGCAATTACATGATGGGCTATGATGAGGAGATTGTAAGAATGGCTAAGGAGTACGGTCTTGATGGAAATGCTGTCGAAGAGTTAAAAGTCACTAAGAACTCAGGGGATAAAATCAAACTTGCTCTCAAAAAGATGAAAGAACTTGAAGAGAAAGCAAAGAACTCTGTAAATTCTAATCAATCTGAGGAGTTCTTGAAAAAGATGGCTGAAGCGCAAGCTAAATATGATGATTTAGTAAGCAAGGCAGAAGCTGACAAGTCTCTTATCGAGCAGAGGTATGTTTCTAAAATGAAGCAACTTTGGGAACAGACTCAGCTTAATGGCATTCAATGGAATGATCAGATACCTGATGCTGCTCGAATCCCTGCTTACCAGGCAGTACTTGAAAAGAAACTTCATCAATTAGATGGTCAAATCATTTATGATGCTGAAAGGAATGCTGCTAAATTGGTGAATGCCAAAGACCCATCATTACCTTTAGTACATAATGGAAGAGAATTTTCATATTCTGACCTTTCTGCATTAGTTTTGCAAGAAAATAAGCTGTTAAAAGAGCAAGGACAAGGTGGCACTACTCCTTCTCAATTACCAGCAGGCACACCCACAATTCCGGCTTATGCTCAAGGGCAAAGCCAAGGCACACCAATCCCTGCCTCAATCAGAGGCGCACTCGCAGACATATCTAATGTGGCTGCACAAATGCGTTAAATAATATGTCATTATCTACAGCTAACATCTGCCCAGCGATTCTAACATCGTTGTCAGATAACCTAATAAACAACCCGGCTAATGTTGCCATCCATGGTGGAACACTTGCAGCTTTGAATGATCCTTCTAACCTTAGAAGTGGTCAAATCATTCGCCAAGCAAACGACAATGGAACTGGAACAAGCCGTGAGGTTCGTGTAACTTTCAAACAGCGTCAAATTGCATCTGATGCAGTAGACACTAAGAACTGCACACCTGGTGAGCAGATGAACTACATTGAGTCTACCTTTCAGGTAAACAACTATCGTGGTGTTTCTTTTACATTGTCTGAGGCTCAACTTCGTACCTATTGCGCTGCTTATTCTGAACTTGTTACTTTGACAGGCTCAACTGATCCTAATCAGATTGTAACTCGTGCAAATGCTATCGGTGCTGCTGGTGGTGCTTTGTCTGTTGTTCGTGAGATGTTCGTAGACTTCCAATTGTCTGCAAATGCTCTTGTTCAGGCTATGAATGCCGACCTTCTTGCTTCAATCTCCGGTTCAGTTGGTAACTGGTATGGTGGTGCATCCAACCCTACTTATGTAGTAGAAGGTACAGATGGTTCAATTTATGCTGCTGGTCTATTCGGCATGAAGCAGAACTATATGAACACTGGTTTCAATGGTTCTCCAATCATCGTTGGTGGTGCTGGTGCATTGCAAAGAGTATGGATGAACGATAGCCGTTACTTCGGTCAAGGTGCTAATGGTATCAACTTCTCAACTGTTCGTGACAACACTGGACTTGCTGAGTTCTATTTTGACACCAATGCTGCAACTGCTCTTACTGACGAAGATTCTGCTGTTGTATTTGCTCCTGGTTCACTTGTTTACACTCCGTTCCTTCAGTATGTAGGTTCTTATGGTCAAATCGGTGTGATGAACCGCTTTACTATGCCAATCCCAGGATTGCCACAAGTGAAGTGTGATGTTCGTATCCTTCCTGATGAGTGCAATGAGACTTATGCCGTTTGGATGGAATGCTACTTCGATGTATTTGCTGCACCAACTACTCTATTCCCTGCTGGAGATAGCAATGAAGGAGTGAATGGTATCTTTACTGCTCAGTTCACAACTGCTCCTTAATCCTAAAACTGCTGATTAATCCTAATCTTTAGGAAAAGAAAGAGGGAGGCCAAAAGCCTCCCTTTTTTTGTCGAAAAACTGTTCAAACTAACCAAATTTAACACTATCGAATACTAAGGCCTAAATTCTCTTTGAGTTGCGCCCCTGGTACATGCTCACCATCCTTGATGGCTTTACTTATCTCAGACTTCCAAGGCTCTTTCTTAATCAGCCAAAAAGCTGGAGCAAGTGCTGATTCATCAAGAATCTCCACAGAAATGCTTTTGCGAGTCGATAACTTAGCAAGTGGTGTTTCATACCTCCTAACTCCTTTAGAGTCCTCTTGCCCGAATAACATAAGTGCAGCAAGCAATGTCTCTTTAAGTCTATCTACTGTCTTGTCTTTAGACTTCTTGATTGCCTGAATCCTCTTGATTTCATCAGCAGCCTGCTCAGACTCTGACTCAAGCTTGAGGATAAACTTAGCATAGGCTTCAGCCTTGTGGCTAAAGTTATCTCTACGGATTGCCAACTCTTCAAGAAGCTCATCAGAAACTTCTCCACCATTCTCCTCCATCAAGCTGATGAAGGAGAGTTCTTCTTGGGTTAATTGCCAAAGTGATGCCATGACTTAAAAAGGTAATTCGTCAAATGAATCTTGAATGCTCACTGGTTGTGCCACAGGTGTCACTTGTGCCACAGGCTTAGGCTGAAGAAGTTGCTGAAACTCCTTAGAGCCTCTAACCATCTCCTTAAGAAACTCCGGCATAGTATCAAACTTTGCCTGATTGTACTCACCAACTGAGAACTCAAAGGATGGGTTTACCTGAGGAGGGCATTCCATGCCTTTCATGACCGGACTTATAGAAGCTATGCGTTCATAACTCTTTTCGGGGTTAGACTTAGAAGCTTGATGGAAGATTGAGATCATGCATGGCTTTCCAAGGAGCTTAGTAACATCAAACTCCTTAGCCTCATCTTCTGTGAATGCCTTGCCTCTCCAGCCTGTCAGTAAGGCTCTAAGGGTGCTTTTCTCATTCATGCTTAGTGTGACCTCCTTGCTAATGACACAAGGCTGCTCTCCTTTGTCTGCATTGAAGCAACGGAGTTCTGTGGGTAATTCCCAAGTAATGCGGACAAGATTTGTCCACTTCTCTTCACCGAGGTAAGACTGCTTAACAGTGCCAAGGTGAACCATTGAATAACATCTTGCGAGGTATGTACCTGCTGCGATCAATTCTCTCTGAGATGATTCGCCTGAACTTTTTGCGATAATTGCCATGTTTGGTTTGTTTATAAAAATTAAAAGGATGTGAGTGCCATTGCGCCTATGAGGAAGGCAAAGAATCTTAAGAGGTGATAAAGATTCTCTTTGAAAGGTGTTTCAGGAAGTTGCATAATGATTAAAACTTAAAGCTTTTAAGCTGTGCAAAATATGAATCAGTCAAAAGGCTTGTAGCCATATCTTCCGATACCTCATCAAATTCAAAAATGCTTAAAGAAAAGGCCCATGTTTCAGGATGATTTATGTTCCCAAAGTTTGAACAAGCATTAAGAATTTGAAGCTTGTAGCTTAAAAAATTTGCGGAGGTGATAACTGTTTTCATTTTTCTGTTTGGTTATGTTTTGAACTTGTGCTGCTCCGTTGCAGTGA